ACGGCTCGACGTCGTCTGCGGCAACGGGCGTCAAGGTGACAGGCGCGGCCGCAGCGGCTGGCGTGGCCCTCGCTGCCATATCGTCCGGCACCAACGAGAATATGACGATTGACGCCAAAGGAAGCGGCACCGTCACAATCAACGGCACCGCAACCGGCGCTATCGCGTTGGGCGCGGCGACGACTGGCGCGGGTGCTATTCTGTCATCGTCAGCAACGGGTGGTATCGGCTACGCCACGGGTGCAGGTGCTGCGGTCACGCAGATCACCAGCCGCACAACGGGCGTTACGTCCAACACGGTGTCGGGCGCGATCACGCTGTTTTCTGCGGCTGGCAGCGCCACGCCTGCCACGTTCACTGTCACGAATTCGGCGGTGGCGGCAACGGATACGATCAGCCTTAGCCAGAAAAGCGGGACGGACCTCTACCATTTGCTGGTCACGGCTGTTGGTGCGGGTTCGTTCAACATCACGTTTTTCACGACTGGCGGCACGACGACCGAACAGCCGGTGTTTAACTTCAACGTGATCAAGGGTGTCGCTTCTTGATGATCGCTGAAAAGCGGCCACGCGGTCGCCCTAGAAAGCATCCCGAGGGGGCTAAGTCTCCCTCGGTTTCACGTGAAACGCTGAAAGTGCTGGGCAAACGGGTATGGGGCCGGAAAAACGCCATGCCGGGGGCATTGATCGCGGCGAACACGCTCACGACTGAACAGATCAATTTCGCGTTGCATGCGGGCCTGGCTGTCTGGCTTGGCGATGCGCAGGCGGAGCTTGACGCACTGGATCGCCAACGCCTCGGGGCGCAAAAGGCGGCTGCGGAATCCGAGATGCAGCGTTTTGACAGCATGCCCGAGGAAGATCGCGAGTTCGCGCGCAATCAAGACCCGGACGAAGGGGCCGATGTGATATGAGCAAACGCTTTTTTGACCACTGCCCGATGACTGGCGTCACGGAATGGTTCGAAGAAACGGACGACGGCTTCAACATCCATTATGAGCAAGACGCCGCCCCGATCATCGAATTGAACAAGGCCAAGCAGTCGATGGGTCGTGAGTTTTATGCCAAAGACCCGGATATGTGGAAGGTCGCGAGCATCCCTATCGGCGTCCAGTACAAATGGCTTATTCACCACGGCGTCGACGTGATGAACCGGGATCATTGGCCGAAGGTCAAACGTCTGCTGAATGATCCTGAATGGCGCTACCTCAAGACGGCTGAGATCATCATATAATGGCAATCGCCTCTTATCCGTCGCTGAAAAGCGCGCTGCAAACGTATGCGGTTCGCCCAGATACGACGTTCGGCAATCAGGTGCCGACGTTCGTGCAACTCGCAGAATCGCGCATGTATAATGGCAGCGGCGAAGCCGGGGACGAACTTTATACGCCGCCGCTACGATCTGGAGCGATGGAAGTCACTGCAACGGTAACGATGACATCCGGCGTTGGTGCGTTGCCGACGAATGCTTTAGAGGTCCGCAAGCTGTATGTGTCCGGTCAGAAAACGGGGATCACGTATCAGACGCCGGAGCGGTGGGCAGAACTGAATGAAAACGCGTCGGCAGGAACGCCTGTTTTCTATACTATCGAGGCGGGTTCTATAAAGACAACCCCGGCCCATACTGGAAATCTGCTGGTTACGTACTTTCGCAAGTTCGATGAAATTTCGGACACGAATGCAACCGGTGAGATGATCCTCGCACACGGTGATCTGTACCTTGAAGCGTGCTTGTTCGAGGCGTTCAGCTTCCTGCAGGAGCCAACGCTGGCAATCGGTCACCTGGCAAAATACAGGGGCCTGCTGGCTGGCGCCAATCGCACGGCGGGCAGTATGAGGTATCCGGGTCCGTTGCGCGTCAGGACGCGGGGGCTCGTGTTCCCATGATACCGTTCGGGCCGTGGCATCCTGACAAAAGCGGCGTCAATATTCCGGCTGTCACTGGTGCGAAAAATTGCATTCCAGCCGTCAACGGGTTTCGTCCGCTTGGTGAGCTGGCTGCGGGTTCGGGGCAGCTTGGCTATGAGTTCGTAACCGATTCTGGGGGCGATTACCTGATTGACTCGGACGGCTCTTATTTGACGCTTAGCAGCAGCGACACGACGGTGACGTGCGAAGGCGCTGCAGTCGTGATCGATGACGGGGGCACGGTTCATACATTCGCTGGCACTCGAGCTGATCTGTGGAAGCTGGAAAGCACGGCCGAATGGGCCAACGTCACACGGGCGAGCGGTGGTGACTACGGGGCGGGTTTCGGCGAACGATGGCAGTTCGGCGTGTCTGGTGGTCTGGTGATCGCATGCACGATTGCCGAACCGCCGCAGAAGTTCTTGCTGAATACCAGCACCAATTTTGAAGACCTTGGAGGCACGCCACCACAAGCGCGCTACATCACGACGGTTCGAGATTTCGTGGTTCTCGGTGGGTTGGATGGCGATGAACTGACCATCCATTGGTCTGGCCTCGGCAATCCTGAGCACTGGACGGCAGGCGCGCAATCGAGCGACACGCAGACGCTCCAGAACGGTGGGCCGGTTCGTGGGCTTGTCGGCGGTGAAACTGGTTATGTGTTCCAGGCCGAAAAAGTGCAGCGGATGATTTACGTCCCTGGTTCTGAATTCATCTTCCAGTTTGATGAGGTTGAAGGCGGGCGCGGCCTTGCGGCTCCGTACAGTCTCGTGAAGCTCGGCAACGATGCGTACTACCTCGCAGCGGACGGGTTCTATAAATTCTCGCTCGGTGGCGCTGCCAGCCAGCCGCTTGGTGTCGGCAAATGGTCGAAGTGGTTTGTCGACGACATCAAGGCCGGTACGGAATCGGTGGTGATCGGAGGCGTCGACCCGATCAACCGTTATATCATCTGGGCGTACAACAGCCGAGACAACATCGGTTCGTCTCTCAATCGTTTGTTGATTTACGATTGGGCGATTGACGAGGCCAGCACGGCTGACGTGACCGTTACGGCGTTGTCACAAATCCTGACGCAAGGCGTGACGCTCGACACGATGGACAGCTTCGGCACACTTGATGCGTTGCCGTTCTCGCTTGATAGTCCGGCGTGGCGCGGCGGGGCAAGCCTGTTGGGCGTGTTCGGCACTGATGGTGCCATGTCGTTTTTGGACGGCGACGCGTTGGAGGCCTCGTTCGAGACAAATGACGGAACGGCGCCGCAGCGCGTGGTTATCAAGGGTATTCGGCCGCATGTCGACACTAGAAGCGTCACGATTGAGGTTGCCGGCCGCGAAGCTGAGGGTGACACAGTGACGTATGGCCCAGCCGAGGCTATGGCTGATACGGGCGTTGTTCCGGCTTGGTCAAGTGGTTTTTTGGCACGCGCACGGATCAAGGTGGCAGCGGGTGCTACGTGGTCTAAGCTCACCGGGCTGACGCTAACTCACGTTTCATCCGGTGGCAATCGGTGAGAGATTTACCGCCGACCACAAGCAATCTGCGCGATGTGATCCAAACCATTCGCGACCTTATTCGGGGGCGTTCGAACGCCACGGGAACGGTGACGCTGACGGCCAACGCCACGTCGACAACCATCGTTGGGCCGAATGTTAACGAGAATGCGCAGGTGTTTTTTTCACCTGCCACGGCGAACGCCGCCGCTGAAATCGGCAACGGCACCATGTACGCGTCGATCAGCCGAATATCTGGAACACCAACGGTAACGATCACTCATGCAAACGCAGCCAGCACCGACCGAACATTCGGTTACATCGTCATTGGCGGATGAACATCCGCGCCTTTACCTTTACATGGTGCCGGCGGATCGTTTGCCGGAATTCTACCCGTTGGTTCGGGGGTGGCTTGATGACGTGGCCGAACGCTCGCAAGGGCGTTGGAATGTCTCGGGGATGCTGGAGCGGTTTGTACGCGGCGACTGGCAGTTGTGGTTCGTCTGGGCAGACGGGGTGCAGGCCGTCGTTGGAACGGAACTGCATGTCGAAATGACCGGGATGAAATGCTGTCTGGTTCGGTTCTGTATGGGGAACAACGCGAAAAAGTGGGTTCACCTGCTCGAACAGATCGAAGTTTGGGCGCGGTTTGAAGGGTGCGGGTTTATTCACACGCTCGCCCGCAAGGGGTGGGCTCGTCACATGCCGGACTACACGCTGACACATATCGAGCTGACAAAGGAACTGATCTGATGGGCGGCTCAACGAAGACGGAAACAACAAAAAGCTCGACGAACGCATGGGAGCCCGGTGCACAGGCGGCGCGGGAGATTATGGAGCGTGCTCAGGGATTGGACGGGGCGACGTTCGCGCCAACGCAATCAGCATGGACGCAGCAGGGGCTCGCCGGGCTCGCCAATCTAGGCAAGAATCCGTTTGCTGCCGAAGGCGCTTACACGAACCTGGCTGACGAGACGCAACGCGGGTTTGGTGTCGGCAATGATGCGCTGATGTCAACGGCGTCAGGCGGGATGTTGAATGGCAACCCATATCTCGATAGCGTGCTTTCCAACTCGCGCGAACGCGCTATGGAGGATGTCGCGGGACGATTCAGCGCAGCCGGTCGTTATGGTTCCAACGCGTCATTCGGCCGGGCATTAGGTGACGCAATGAGCCGTGCCGACACGACTATTCGCGCGCAAAACTACGATACGGAACGCGGACGCCAACTCAGTGCGGCCGGGCAGTTGCAGTCGTCCGGTCTTCGATCTGGCGAGTTTGCGAGCGGTGCCGATGCGGCGCGGGCAGGGCAGATAGAGATGATGCTGCGGGCCGGCAATGCGCAGGACGCGTATGATCAGGCACAAAGACAGGCGCCATATACGGCGCTCCAAGCGCAAGCGGGGCTGACGACGCCGTTTGCGTCCCTGGGCAGCACGACTGATGGCACGCGGACGACGAGCACGCCGGCAAATATACCAGGAATGGTTATGGGTGCAGGTATGGCCGGCCTCGGCCTCGCAACGGGCAATCCGCAAATGGTAATGGGCGGTCTTGGTGGTCTAGGCGGATTCGATGGCGGCAGTGGTGGCGGCTCTCAGATGAGCGGCAGCGGTCAACCGTTCTTCGGAATGTTCAACGGCGGCGGCGGTTCCAACCTCGGCTCAACGTCTGGCCTTGGCGGTTCGGCACTTACGAACAATTGGGGCAACGTGGGGCAATCGAGTGTCGGCCCCGGCGGGTTGCCGGCCTTGGGGCGGATGTTCGGTCGATGACACAGACGCTGTTAACGCTGCGATACAACAATCCGGGGGCGGTTGAGTATAAACCGTGGATGCAACAATACGGCGGCAGCGTCGGTCCGAATGGACGTTACGCGGCGTTTCCAAATGCGGACGCGGGATATGCTGTTATGTCGCGCATCCTCGACACGTACAACAAGCGCGGGCAGATCAGCGTAGATCGTTAATGGAGGCCATGGCGGCCTATGAAGCTGGGACGGCTCCAGCGGCGGTGGGAGGTGGGTATATG